AAATTGTTATGTTGGTCTTGTTCAAATAGAGCATTAAATTTTTCTACTAGAATTTCGAGTGTTAATGGTTGGGTTTTAATTTCAGGAACTAAAGCCAATAGTCTTCTAACCCCCAAATTTTTTATTCCCGCAATATTATCCGACGGGTCTCCACACATCATTTTAACAAGTTTAATATTTTGTATAAGAATCTCTTCATGGTCATAAACAAACATATCATTTAATTGATATATTCTATTATGTGAAGGATTAAATAAATGAGTTCTTTCTGAAACTAATTGAGTTAAATCACCATCTGATGAATAAATTAAAATTTCTTCTTTAGATTTTTGAGAATAATATGCAATACAGTCATCTGTTTCACAGAATTCATATTCCCCTTGTCTAACAAATAATTCTTCAAGATATTGTTTAACCCTGTTTCTTTGGTTAGTGTAAGAACCCATTTCCTCTTCAGTTCTAATTCTACTTTTCCTATTTTCTTTATAGTGACTATAGAATTTTTTTCTGGATGATGAACCTTGTTCTCCGTCCCAAAAGACTACGACTTTATCTAATCGATGAATGTCAATTAATCTTCTTAGTGTGTTGATGAAATGATATTGTGCTCCAATATGATTCCCTTTGTAAAAATGATTCTTTAATCCAAAGAATCCAATAGTTAATAAGTTATCACCATCAACAAGTAGTACGGACATTTATTTTTTTATGTTTTATAGGTTGAAAATTACTCCCCGATTGAATCTTCTGCTTCTTCTTCTAAAACAATTTCACCTGTTCCTGAAAGAATCGCGTTCCAATATTGTGAATACTGTTTTTTGTAGTCTTCTAAAGCCTCTTTTGTGTCATCAATATAACCTTGTGGTACTGCAATGATTTTACCATCTTTAAATTGAATACCATTTACGTGGTTTTTCAAAATAGAAATTTTCGTTCTAATTGCATAAGATACTGTTCTTCCTCCTTTGGTTGCGGTAATATGATTAATACCAGCTTTCTTTTGATTTCCAAATAAGAATACCAATGAAGATGCTAACCATAACGCTTCACCACCTTTTGCTTTGATTTCAGGTTGTCCAAATGGATTATCTGGTAAATCAACCCATGGTTGGTTAATAACAATCATTGTGTTATAATATGGGTAATCTTCTTTTTTTGATTTTGAAATTCTTGAATGGATTCCCATACCGATTTTGTCAGATAATGCGGATGCGTTATGCATTTTACCACCTTTACCTTCAAATGTCATTTTACATGGTACTGAACCAACTGAATCCCAACAGAATAAAACTGAGTGAGGAATTTCACCTTTTTCTTGTGCATCTAATATACTATTAATAAAATCAGTTGCCTGTTCAATATAATCAAAACTATCGTTAAAAATGAAATCACCTTCCCATTCTCCGTCTGAATTCTTAGTTGCTTGTAATCCTAATTCAACCGCATGTTCCCAACTCCATTTTTTTTCTGTAATAATAAAAACAGGTAAATCACCTCTTTTTTGTGCGTCTGCCGCAGCTAATATCATTGCTGTTGTTTTAGATGAATTACTATGTCCTAAAAACATATTAATACCACCCATAACAGGTCCCGGTAATCCACATGAGTTTAAAAATGCGTCACCGCAAAAATAAAAATTAGTTTCTTTGTATTTTGTTTTAGTAGAGAACTTCTCTTTGAAGTTAAACTCTTTCTTTACTATTTTTGCCATTGTCTATGTTGTATGTAATTTTATGAATAAAAAATAAGAGCTTGGACACTTTGTCCATGTAAGTGTCCAAGCTCAGTTAAATTAAAACGGTAAATCATCGTCTGCTTCTGCATCGTCCTGTGGGTCGATGTCAACGATAGGTTCTGATTTTGAATTTGATGGTGACATTAAAGTTGTTTCTTCTGAAAGATTTGAAACATATTTCTTAGTTTCAACATCCCATTTTGGAACTTCACCTTTAGCAATCATCTCAAGATACTCTTCCGGTTTTTTAGAATATACATCAGCCCATGTTAATTCATCATTAATCCATGACTTAGATGTATCAACATCGTTTGATAATGAGGTGATGTCTTCAGGGATAATAGAAGTAATTGCTGTATACTCCTTACCATTACCGGCTTTAGTTAATCCAAGGGTAATAATTAAATCACGTCCTTTTTCTGTGTCGGTAATGTCACCTTTGTTTTTAAATAATGGGAAGATTTTATCTAAAATACCTTCACCTTTACTGTTGTGTTTAAAACGCCAAAACTTAACACCATCTTGTTCGTTTTCTCTGTCAATTACTTTAACAATGTAGAATTTACGAGCTCTATATTGACGAGCTAAAACCTTATCGGCTTCTACTCCTGTCATCATTAGACCTTCATAAACTTCGTTTAGTGGAGAACGTTTACCTTCTTGCTTTGGGTCATAAAGTTTTACCCATTGACCATCCACTTGTAATTCGTGGTAGTAAACTTCTTTAAATGGAGAACTACCATCTTCCGTTGGTAGGATACGGATACGTTTTTCACCACTTCTTGAACCTTTCGGTAAAAGTGTAGTAAAATACTTTTTCATTCTATCCTCTTGGGATACCTTGTTACTGTTGCCGCCTGCGACCTGTTTGTTTTTTTCGTACTGTGCCAGTACTGATTCGAATGTACTCATTTTTTTTAAAATTTAATTGTTTAGAAATATATCTATGTAAAGTATAAACAAAAAAAGTCAGATTATAAAACCTGACTTCATTTTTTTTCAAAATATTTTTAGTTACCTGTGTTTTAGTGGTTTTTAACTACTAAGTGTTGAAGTTGATTATGGGTTAGCCGCCAAACAAGTGATACAATTACCGTAATTTGTTCCAATTGGTGAAATAACTTTATCTATTCCTGTATTCGGTTCTGCTGAATCAACAATTTCATAACATCCATCTGCTGTGGCTCCTACAAATTGTAAATAGTAATTTCCACCAACTGCTGGTAAATCATTTATTAGGAATTCCATGTTAAATCCAGTTCCCCCAGTACATGGTGCAATTAAATATGTTGCTGTTAGTACATTTGTTGGTGTTGGCGTTAAAGTATTTGTTGGAGTAGGAGTTGGGGTAAGGGTTCTAGTTGGTGTAATGGTTCTAGTTGGTGTTATACTCATAGTAGGTGTGATGGTTGGGGTAATGGTTATAGTTGGTGTTAAAGTATTGGTTGGTGTCGGGGTATTAGTAGGTGTTAATGTTTTAGTTGGAGTAAGGGTTGGTGTTAAGGTATTAGTAGGTGTTAAGGTATTAGTTGGTGTAATGGTGTTCGTTGGTGTGAGGGTAGGAGTTTTAGTAGGGGTTAATGTGTTAGTTGGTGTAAGGGTGGATGTCATGGTAGGTGTGGGAGTATTGGTAGCGGTTGGGGTTGGTGTAGATGTCTTAGTTGGTGTCACACTCATTGTTTGAGTAACTGATGGGGTTACTGTACTAGTAGGTGTTGGAGTTGGTTCTAATCCACCCCAATTAATAAAATAGTCATAGTTTTCACCATTAAAATTATTTCTTTTATTAACAACAAACCCATTACTTCTCAAAGCTGTTGCCATTTCATCGTCCATGTACATTGACGCAACATTAACATAAAGTAAACCTTGTTGAGTTGCCCCTGTAATTAATGTATCAATATATACTAAATTATTTCTCGCTGCGGTTGTTCCGCTAAGCGCTTGATTTTTTGTTATAGCCATTTCTATTACTTATTTTTTTATTCTAATGTTAAAAGATACTTTAATTTTTGGAATAAACCTAACATTTCGTCACGAATATTTAATAAATTTGTATCAATTGGGTCTAATTCCTCGGTAAAACCAACCAATGCTTGACAAATTGTTTCCACCATTTCTGTTGGTTTTAGGTCAGTTAGGTTAAATAATTCAATGGTTTTGGTTTCTTCATCTAATGAGAATCTACCGTATTTACCCATTGCTTCCTCAACAAATGAATCCATTAATTCTTCCAATTCATCTCTAGTTTTAGCAAAAGCCTTATGTCTAGCATATCCTTTTGTCTGCCAATGAAGTACCTTCAATTGAGCGTGAATACCTAAAAATAAGTTTACTTTAGTATTTAAATTCATCTTCTTGTTCTTCGGAGTTGAAACTATTTTTTATCATATCCATTGAATAATCATTAACATCTTGTTTGGTTAAAATATAATCATCTTTACCCGATGCTTTCATTTCACCTTGTTTTTGACTAAAAAACTCTTGGGGATTTTGATTAAAAGGATATGAATCTAAAGAACGTAATTCCAGTTTTTGTTCTGGTGTTTTTTCTTTCATAGTGTCGATTTTAGTATCTAATCTATCAATCTTATCCATAACCATATCCATTTGAGCTAATTTTTGTTCTAAATCAGTTAACTTACTAAATACACTATCCATTTTTTCAGTAACACCTATATGTTCCGATTTACTATCATCAACATCTTTCTTAATTGATTTGGTCATATTAACTAAATCTGTGATGTCAATCTCTTCAGTATTGTTATCATCTGCCGGTGGTAATCCCGCATCCATTGGTGGTGCCCCAGCATCTGCCGGTGGTAATCCCGCATCCATTGGTGGTACTCCAGCATCTGCCGGTGGTAATCCAGCATCCATTGGTACATCTTGTTCGTTCAAAAGATTCTTTGCATATTTGTTAATTGCTCTAAATCTTGCAACTTCTTCTAATAATTTCTTTTCTATTTGGTTCATAATATTAATCTTGTAAGAGTTGTCTACCGTCTTCGGTAATTACTTTTTTATTTATTCTTTCTACGATACCGTCTTTTGACCTGATAATATAACATTCACCTGTTTGAATATCACATTCTTGTCTTTCCATTCCATCATTTGAAATGGCTTGTACATTTTTTGGTTTTGAATAATAGTTATTTAAACTATTATTTATTTTATCCTTATCCATAGTATTTTATTCTATAAATATCTAATAAAGTGAAAAACTTCTTGATTTTACTTAATTCTAAAGTAAATAACTTGATTTTCGTATAAACCTAAGCTGGACATTAATGGTGCCGACATTGACATTCCGTATTTATTTGATTTGGGACCATTACTTATTGGTCCCTGTGTTACGGTTGTTCCTGTAAATGTATAACTTGGATTTAATGTATAAACCTTAGAATTTTTAATATTTGGATTTATAAACTCTGTTACTCCACCTCTAATTGTTTCCGCACTTACCGATTTTAAATCAAAGTGAGTACTATAAAATTTATCTTTTAGATTGATTTCAGACCATTTTAAACCGTTCGCAATGTTCATTGTTGTATCGGGAGTTAAAGTGTTTCCAGTCTCACCACCGGCTTTGACAACTATTGTTCTTAACCATGTACTACTACCTTCGTGAACATATGATGGGTTATCAATTTTTTGAATTAACTTTTCGTCGTTGAAACCGTTGAATGGAACACCAAATGATGTCATTCCAACTATGGTATTTGAATTACTACCTTTTGTATTTGATTCATTATCAATTTTAACGCCACCCTTATCAATTGCATATGCTATGTCATTTTCCCCAATAATTGTATCTTCAGTTTTTGGTCCCGGTTTCTCATCTTGTTTTAAAACTGCGGTTGCTCTTGACATTAATTTATCAAATAAAACCCTATAACTAGCCACAAAAGAATCCGTTGGGTCAGGTAAAGATGTATATGGTATTCTTGTTCCAACAAATTTAGTACTAATTGAATTACCTCTAATATCGTGACTAACTTCAGTTATCCAATATGAACCCCTAAACATTGGGATATTTTTAAGATAGAAGAACATAGTTGGTTGTATCATTACGTTACCCATACATGTAACTTCACATCTATATGATGCTTGTTTATAATAATCAAATAAACCAACATCAACATTATAACCACCAGCACCAGATTCTGACCTAGCTAAATTTTCCATTACAACAAAAGATTCTGAGGTGTTTTTTAATGTTGCTTGGTCTAATGATACTCCTTTAAAAATACCTTGGTTTTGGTCACCAAAACTTACTTCAAATGCAACAACTTTATTAATTTTACTCAAATCGTTAGTTCCGAAACCTTCTAATGTTGTAACAACCAATGGATTATTATTTACTGAACCAATAAAGAAACTATCATCCGAAAATCTATAGGTTTTATCCTCCATGTCAGCCAAATGTTTTGATGATTGACCAACTAATTGTATTATAATTTTTGGTGAAGATTCTTGGTAGTCAACCTCCAAAAATGTTCCAAATAAATTTTTTGCAACTTTTTTAGATGGTGTTATTTTACTTTTATTATTTACATTTGTTCCATAAAAATTCACATATGCTGGTAGTGCCCTCATATCAAGTTCAGTACCCTGAATTAATATAGAAATTGCACTATATAAATTTACACCTTGGTTTTCTGGTAATAAAAGAGTTGATATTTTACTGATGTTTAGAAAATATTTATCACCAATATCTCTATTTGCTTTATCTAAAAATAAAAATTCTTCTAATAATAATCTCTGTCCAATTGAATTACCCGAAGTCCATTTATCATTAAATGATTTAAATGTATTATAAAGTTCTAATTTTACTTGATTGGTATTATAACCTTGACCTATTTTTATAAGTTTATTTTCACCTTGTTTTGTTATTTCATTTCTCTTACTTATTAGTAATAATAATTCAGTTAAATAAGTCTTTAGTCTTTCATCAGCACCCGCAGCCCTATTTGTTACCGTATCACCTGGCTTTAAAATATTATCTCTAATATATTCACCAAATTTAACTTTAGTATTTATTCCTCCATTTTTTAAATAACCAGCATAAATTAAAACTAATGGTCGATATCTTAAAATATTTTCTTCAGTTAATCTAACATCATTCGTTGGGAAGAAACCAAAATAATAATTATCAATATCTTCACCAATATATAATTTTATAAGATTTTGATTTGTACCCGTATTGTCTGATGAATTATAAGGTTCGACTGAATATCTTGTTAATAAATCAAAATTCGCCATACCATAAAAAGTGTATGAATCTATTTCCTTTGGGTTTGAAGATGTAAATCTTATTATGTTAGAATTATCTAAAATTGATTGTGTTATTTTTTTAGAACTTTCTTCTTGTCTAACTTTTAAATTATTAATTAATTCTTCAATACCTAAAGTATCGTCTCCTGTTTTCTTTGTAATAACGGATAAATCTTTTAGAATGTATTGGAATTTATCATAGGTAACATTGTTAAACAATTGGTATGGTTTTTCATCATTTGATTTTTCGGAAGCAAAATCTAAAAACATCATTTCAAAATTATCCAAAATTTTTGGACTAAAAGTTCCAATTAAGTCTATTACTTTTCTATAGTTTGTATCAACAGAAAATAAATCATCATATTGGTCATTTGTAATATTAATACTTCTTGGATATTGAGAAAACGATGCAAATGTTTTTCCTGAAAATATATCACCTATTATGTCGTCATTAAACCAAATAGTTCTAAAATTATTTTGTTCAGAATTATTAAATAATTCTGATGAGTTGTTTTTACTTGACCCATTAGAAGGTAATAATGTATAAGTTAAATCGGTTGAAGTATATTTTGAATTGTCCGCAATAACTGACCAATAATTAATATTATTCGATGATGTATTCCTTGTATGTAAAATGTGACCAGAATTGGTTCTCTGATTATAAGATGTGTTACCTGATATAATATCATATGTAACATAACCTTTCACAATTTGATTATAAACTGCTTGATACGTGGGATTAATACCGACATTGGTATTTCCTGAATGAACAACATTAATGGTTGTTCCAGTTGTTATATTTTCTCTTGGTGTTACACTAAATGTTTCATTTAATGTTAAATCAAAAAATAAACTACCGTTAATTGGTTGAGTTATATTACTTATATTTAAAAATCCATCAAGAATATCAACACCGTCTAATATTTTTTTCTTATATCTATGATATATTGAACCCCATTTTAATAATAAATGATACGGAACAAAATGTGTTGATGAAATTTCTCTAAAAAGAGACGACATTAAAATGGTTTTACCATCAAATGTGATATTATCATCCAAATTTAAAAATGGTAGTGAATTTAAAAGTAAATAAGCCGAACCCGTATATCTCCCATACTGTTCATCTTTGTTAAAATCAGAATATAATTGTTTGTGAAAATATGGAGTATTAAAAATACTAACTTTAGTTGTACTATCTTTATTAACCATTTGTTTTAGAAACATATTATCTATGTATCCACTTTGAACCCATGATTTTGGATTTGATGGTGTAACAATAAATCCTATTGTTGAGTCAACTCGAAATATTCCGGTATTTGATGTACCTTTATATTTTAAATCATCAATCGTAAATGTTGAACCGGTAACTTTTGGATTTGCTGTACTATTCTTTTTTAAATAACCTAAATAGGTATCTGAGTTGAATGGGTAAATAGAAGGTCTATATTGTTCAGGTTCATAATTTTTTAGAATATTATTTATTTCATCTTCTGAATCTATGGATTTTTTAGTACCTAATTTTTGATTATTTTCAAATTTAAAAGGTTCGTCAAGTACATCTTTAATGTAGTTTGTTGTTGGTATATGGTCTCTAAAATAATTAAATCTCTCATATGGGGATAATGAAGGTAAAAGACCATTAAATATTATTTTTTCTTCTGGCGTTGTTGTTCCATTTGGAATTACTGAGGTTTTAGTCCCATTAATTAAACTTGGTATACCTGTGTTAAATTTTTTAAGTAAATTAATTAAATCTGTATCATCCTTAATTACCGTTTCAATATTCTTTTTCTCCTCTTGAACCAAAAGTCTTAGAAGGTTATTATTGAAGGAATCAAATAATGTAAGATATTTGGCTCTTTCATATATCTCATACACAAATGATGCGTTTGTTTTGTCGGTATATGGTACAATGTCAGTAATAATATCCACACCTGATATGTCATTAACAGACGAATAATCAATATCCGATTCAAACAAATATTCAATATCACTAACAGTAGGTTCTTTTTTTACATTAGTATCTTTCCTACCTGTTACGATTTTCATATATTCTTCAACAAACTCAACCTCCGGCCATAGAACCTTATCATTTGATTTTAATCTATCTATTAGTTCAAGTTCAGCAGGGTACGCCACAACATTCTCTTTACCCATCGCTACCGGTTTTCTAACCTCAGGCCACGGAAATATAGCATCCCCTTTATTCTCTTTATTTAAGTTACCAATAATTTTTGCCCTATCTTTTGATGAATTAAATGAATTAGTGTGTACCTCTTTCATTAATCTAATATAAACTTCAGCGTTTGCCAATAGTATCGCAAAAATATTTCTTATTGTTGGTTCAAATCCAAACCCTTGTTTTGGGTCTTTAATGATGATGTTCATTTGTTTTTCAACATCATCCTCTAAAATATTTTTTTGTTCTTCAAATGATTTAATTACCTCATATATGTCTGAAATTAAATTATCAATACCAACCAATATAAAACCATTATCAATAGTTTTATAATATGTGGAAATAGACTGTATTTTTTTTATTGCGACCTTTCTAAAATCGGCTCTAACTTTACTTTTATCTATTGCAGGTTTGTTATTATCCTTTTTAATATCGTTAGTTAGTAATGTTGAACTAATAAGTTCTTTGGTTCTTGATTCTATTATAAATTCTAACGTGCCAGGTATATCTTTTCCTAATAATATTTTTGTATCATTCTTATTTTTACCGGAATAATAGTACCAATTTTGAAGTGATACTACCCCATTAACTGTTGTTGAGTCATATGAAACAAAATCCGTATTTGATAGATTTGTTTTAGACCAAGCTTTTACTTGACTTTCAAATAAACTTAATGTCTCTCCAATTTCTTTTATTCCTTGGAATACCTTCATATCAACAACACTATTAAAGATTTGTTTTTCTAAAATCTTATCTAAAGATTCGGCGATATACCCAATATCTTTTAATGTTTTAACTGGTTCGTTACCTCTTATAAATGTTCCTTTTGGAACTAACCCTCTATTTTCATACTGTTCATAGATTGATTTTAATATTGAGTAACCCCTTGAACTTCTATTAACATTTTTTGTATATCTTCCTTTTGACTCATTCCATTTTTTGTCTTCAAGTTTTTCAACCAAATACATGTAAGGACAATTAGCAATTGATGATAATGAAATATCATTTAAATAAGCAAATGTAGAACCAACAAATGTTGTTGTTACTTCAAAATTACCATTACTTTCATTGAATCTAGATGAAAATTTTGTCATATGAAGACGGTATCTAATCGCCTTACCGTAATATCCTTTAACTGTTAAATAAAATATTGGCCAAGGAAGGTGAAAAAACGCTTTATATGGAGAATTATGTGCAGATTCAAATAATGTTTTACCTCTTACATCAACAAAATTTATTGTTGCTTGGGGTACAAAGGTCGCCCCTTTTACCGATATTGAAATAGAATCAATACCAAAACTTTGTCCAGAATCATCTATAAATTGATTTGGGTCAAACGGTTTAGTGTTTCCATTAGCATCTGTCGGTTGTGCTGGATTATATGCTTCAGACCATGAAGTATTAAAATTACCATCACCTGTTTGATTTTTTAGGAAGTTTATGTTCCCTTTTGCAATACTAAGAAGAGTATTTCCTTGTCCACCATCAGCAATAAGTGTTGTTCTCGGAACTAAATCAGCTTCCAAGTTCACATACATTACCAAATTTTCCTGTTTTATTCCCCTTGGTTGAATTGCTCCGTCACTATCAACTACACTATTTGGGTCAACAAATATTAGATTGTTTTGGTCTACTTTAACAAGTATGTTCTCACTATTTGATAAATCTTTATTGTTCTCCATAATATAGGTTATACAATTCTACACTTCTTTTGTAATCTTGTAAAGACACAACCAATGGAAACGGTATTCTCATTAAAAAATTATCAGGTACGGTAAACTCAATACTACCCGCAGTTGGGTTTGCTAACAAAATTAACCAACCAAAAATTGGTGTATTATAATGGTCTTGTGAAAGTTTATCTAATCTATCCTTACCTCTTTTATAAAAAACATATTTATCAGTTGTTTTAATAGGTAGTTCCAACCCAGGAACAATCCTAAATTTACCATCATCAATAAAAAATTGGTATCTGTCGAAATATTCTCTGCTCATTATGTTTTTCTGTAGTAATTAAGTTTATTATTTTTTACCTCCAAATTATCTGAGTGTACTTTATTTGATTCTTCAATAATTGTTGCATCAGTTTCAACTGCGGTTACATTTATTTTAAATTTAATCTCTTTACTACTTTTTCTATTTTTAAAGGTTGTAAATTTAAATTTCTTTTTATCTGTTGGTTCGTTGAATTGTTCAACTCTTTTTAATAATTTTTTTACAGTTTTTTCGGGGTATAAAGTCGAATCTATTTTTAATAAATTACTATATGGTGCTGATGGTTTATTATTAAAGTAACTTTCAACATCACTATATTTTGTGAAAAGTAATTGTTTCATTATATTTTCAAATTGTGATTGAGTAATAATTGGGTTAACTAAAGTAACGGTACTACTTAAATCTTCATACATTTTTGGTGTATTTGTTTCAATATATTCAATACATGTTTTATATTCATTATATAATAAATCGGATGTAAATCCAGATAATGTGGATGATGTTACTTTTGTTCCTTCCACATAACTATCTTTTGAAAATTTCACAATGAAATTAACGCTATCAAGAGATTTAACTAAATCATTTCTATTTGATTCAAGTTCTGTTAATAAATTTTCATTACTAATTTCATCTAATACTGTTTGGGTTAAAGTAGAAAAGAATGGTTTCAATATTTTTTCATTCATGTCTATTAATTTTGAACCTGATATTGAACCCGATATTTCTTTTTCAAAACCTAACATTTCAGATAAATAAGTTGTTGATGAATTATCTATAAAATTCACTAATCCAACCCCAAGACCCTTTAATAAAAAATCAGTTTCTAGTCCTTTTTTAGTTAATCCAAATAACTGTAATGTTTTTCCTGGCGTTGAACTAGTTAATGTGTAAATGTCATAATTTTTTATTTCTCTATAATTTGGGTGTAGTAACATTGTACTAATTTCAGTACCATATTTTGTAACTACATTATTATATGTACTAACATATTTATCAAAATAGTTCTTGGTTTTTGTAAACACCTCATCAATATTTTTTGTGTAGATTAAATCAGACCCATTTTGACTTGCCGCTATATAACTCTCATTGATATTGTTAGTCTTAGGATTTGGGTCTGCTTTTGGTGAGACTTGTGATGGGATGGTAAGAGATTCTAAAAAACTTTTTTGGAACGCCTCGTACTTCTTTTTTGTGTCGCCCTCCAAAGATGATATTGACCTTTCATCATACATTTCTGTATTTGCAAAGAAATTAGAAGATAATGCATTTTGTAATCTCTCAACGGGTTTTGACAATCCTTGACCACCAATAAATGCAATTGAACATGTAACATTAGCAATCATTGGTTGTACTCCAATACCTTCAGGATTTAAATCCCAAACATTATCATCGTATGAAATGTTTACATCTCTTATTATAATTTTAGAATGATAAAAATCACCAATTCTTAAAACACAAACAGGTGGAGGTCCGAATGATGTATTTCTTGCCGCCACATCATTTTGGTCGGCAATACCCTTAACAGGTATAGTATCTCCCGGTCTAATACATTGAAGCATAAATGTTAATCTAGCATTTAATCCTTCGGGTGTTGTTGAGTGAAAACCGGGATGAAAATATTTTAATTTTTCTCTTAGAGATTTAAATTGAAGTGGAGAATCTTCCTCAAGTTTTTTAAAGTAATGACATTCAGAAAGAGTTTTCATAATAATTCTCTTCATTGGGTCAATTGCCGGTTTTCTTGATGGTTTACCAGGTACGGTTATTGTAACAGGTTTTACAGGTTCTGGTATTGGTGTTGGTGTTGGTGTTTCGGGAATTGGTTTATTAGTGTAATCCACACTAAACTTAGATTGTCTACAATAAAATGCTATAGGTGAATATTCTCTTAAACCTGTTGTTTTTATAAATTCTTTCCCAACACAATCTAATTCGTTAGGATTTACACCTGTAAAGTTTTCGCCGTAATTTACTGTTTTAATAATAATTTTACCAGTAGAGTTACTTGTGTATCCTAAATCTTTTAAATTATATTCTTTTGTTATTGTGATTGGTTTATCTTTTTCAATTAAAACTATATCATTATCTGAGTTAGTTTTATTGGTCGGTACTATTTCATTACCACTCACCCATTTTATATCTGGACTAGTTGACCCTGATTTAATTATGTTAAAAATATCCTGTATAATACTATGACTTCTTCTTAATGCCAATTTTTCATTGTATTGAGTTGTTGCAACAGAAGAACATGAAGACTCAATTTTTATTGTAATATCACCAGTTGTATTATTACCTAAATTAGTTTTAAGTTGGTTTAGGGTACTAATATATGTTTCATAATTTTTTTGAGCTTCGGTAAAATATCCTGCAATTTTAGTTTTCTGTTCATCAACCTCACTATCAGTTAATGATAATACAGGGGGTTTTGCTCCATTTGTTTTTTCAGAACCAAAAACATATGAAGTTTCTTTAATAATTTGAGGGTCTGTACTTCCTGTCATACCCTTTAATTCTTGTGATAATTTAGCTTGATAATTAATTGATTCTCCAGAAAATGATTTAAATAAATCAGAATACATATTTGGAGACACTAATGTTTGTAGATTTGGTCCAGGTATATCGTTTGCATATTTTAAATTAATATCTTTAACACTAATATTATTATCATCTTTACCCGAACCACTACCATTACCACCACCACTTGGGTCATTATTAACGGGACTATCAACTGCCGGCATATATTCCAATATAGCATCAGGTTCTTTATTGTTATTTAAGAATGCTGTTATCATTGAAATATCACTTGAATCTAAATGAGCATATTTTCTTATGAGAGCATAAAAGTCGAGGTCTATACATCCAGCAAAAAATGCATCAATATAATTATCGGCTTCATCATCACTCATGTTCTTAAAGTGTTCTCTAACTAATAAGTTTAATATACTTGGATGGTCAACAACTACTTTAAAAGATAATTGTCCTGTTCTACTTGTATCTTGATATGTGTAAATTGGTTCGGGTCTACCTAAGAAAGTATTATCGTTCCATCTAGCACTATTGTTTTCACTAATTTTTAAATCATATGGTGGAAACCACATAACCCTACCACCATTGTTTCCTCTTTCACAATATGGTAAATCATTATATGTAAATCCCGGAGTATTTGAAGTTTTCCAAGCTAAGTTTTCAATTGAAAACATATATTTTTTAGCATAAAATCCATCACCTTGTTTAAATATGTTTGTTGATACTCCATCAAAAGAATTTTTTCCTGATGGGTCATTTACTCCACTTGACATCGGAGCGTAGTTTATATTCCACACTCTACTTTCTCCTCCTAAAATACTATCATCAAACTTTCTAATGTTTGCGGTTCTTTTCATGGTATCAGAATAGTTCATGTAAGACCTATCTTTTGTCCATACTCTACAGTATTCAACACCAGTTTCTTCTCCTGAAAATTTATCTGTATACTTAATATTTGAACCTCTCGACATTACTGTATCACCTTCCTTAAAGATTCTACTTGTTTGGTCAATTACATTACCAACATGAGTACGAGAACCTTCACCACCTTTTGGCATTGAATCCAATAGTTGTTGTGTTTTATCTAATATCGAATCTTGTCTAAAACCAAATTTTGTTGATAATGATTCATTTAATTTTCCACTTTCAGATTCCCATTCAGCATTATTTGCTCCTAATTTATTTATAGAATTACGACTAATCCATGTTAGTTTACCACCAATCTGACCACCTTGTGAAATACTTCTTTTTCTTTCAAATAATGATGCGGCAACAGGGTCAAACATTAAACTAAGATAATAACTACTTTTAACAACATTATCATTAAAGTCGGACATTGTGTGTCTAACATCATTACTTCTATCGTCACCCATGTACGCTAGTCCTTTTGGCGCTTCAAGACCTAATAAGTTTTTGATACCTTCTCCAACCCTATCTGCAAATTGAAATATTTTAGATGATTGTTGTGACCTAGCTGTTGTTGTGTAATTTGGTGCGTATTTTGAATATGTTAATAAATCAAATAAAGACTGTTTTGGTCCTTGACCCATATATTCAATAAACAAATCGGAAGGTTTTCTTGTAATTTTTGGTCTTCTTTGTATTCCAACCATTGAACCTATTACTCCCGTGATATCTTGTAAAATAGCACCGGATTGAGTTCTAGGTTCGGGTCTATTTTCAATTGGATTTCTTGGGTTTGATAAATAATCACCCGGAATTTCACTAAATGGTAACTGTGTTCCAACAACTGTTTGTAAAAAATCTATACCCTTACCTAATAAAGTTGAGGATACGGTAACTCTATTATTAAATTCAATTAAAGGTTCTCTTCCTGTTAATAAATTTAATGCGGTTGCGGTGTTTCCATTTAATGCGTCAATAACTCTAACTCTACCGTTTGTTGCTGCATCTAAATTTCTTTCTATTCTCGAAAAAACAGGTCCTTGTGCATTGTCATGGATGTATCTCGTAGCAAATTTCATTAACGTAGAATCATCATCAAATCTTTGTCCTGTCATTATACTAACTAAATTAGTGTCGTTTTTAGTAAATGAATTAAGATAACTTGGTGACCTTCTTGGAGGTTGAAAAGCCATTGAAATAAAAGCATATACGTCAAATTGAGGAGGAACATAAATATTGGTAAAAGTAGTTGCGGTAACATTTGTTTGACCAAGTGCATTTAATGATAATACATTGCCAGGGTCTATGTTTGGCATATCCCTTAGTGTTTGTACTGCGTAATTTGCATTAGTAAAAGTCTGAGGACCATTAGGTACATTAAGAGTTCTAGCGATTAAGTAATCTCTAAAACCGTCCTTGGAGTCAGGTATTCCTGATTTATTCCTACTGGTATCAAAATCTAAATAAGTTGGCATTTATGTTTTACTTTATAAATAGATGTTTTTTAATTTTATTTATTACGGTTATTAAGCGTAATTAAATGGTATTATAGTATATTCTTTTGGATTTCTTGTTACCGACTCATCAATCAATTTTTTGGTGTTATCAAAAATCACAGTACTATCACTAAATTGATGCTTAATGGTCATTACATTATTAGATGCGAGGGCTCCAGTTGACGCATTACTATTTTGATTATTTGCATTTGATGATGAATTATCTACAGTCTTTGACTCCACACTATTCATTTTAGCCGTTTTTTTAATTTCTTTATCGTTTTTTAATTTTGATGTTATTTCATCAGACGCTCCTTTAATATAGTCACCTCCCTTTTCTCTCATTTTTTTTGATTCACCTGAAATAACATCAAAATCAATATCCAATGATTTCATAACACTTTTACCTGCTTTCCCCGATTCGACTGTTAATAATCTTAAAATATAATTTACATCCCTTGTTACTAATTCAATATTTGTTGCTTGACCCCTAATAATATCTTCAGGTGTTTTTTCCGATTCTCTTTTTTGATATTCAGCTAATGATTCAGCTTGTGATTGTGTTAGGCTTTCCAATGCAACCTCTTTAACATCTTTATTAACTCCAAGAATTTTTCTCATTTCGTCTCCTTGAACTTCCATAGTCATTTTACCATCTTTCATATGGGAAAGGTTACTAATTAGTGCAGTTTGGTCTTTATCTAATTTTAATCCGTTTGATAACATCGCGGTTGCCGCTGATGTTCTTTCTGCTGCCGCTACTGCTCCTTTGGTTAGTTCACTCATCGAAATTCCCATTTCTTTAGCCATTGCATTGGCTTTTCTTATGTTAATTCCTGTAACTTCAAATCGACCACCTTCTTTGTTAAATGTTGCAAGGGATTGTGAAGCACCAATTAATGCATCCTGTATTCCCTCAACATTATTTGTTGCCATATACATCATTTTCAATGGGTCACCTAAATCACCAATTGCACCACCTATCGCCTGTAAATTTGCTGCCATATCAATTGCCCCTTCAGGGTCCATAACCTTGTCTGCAATTTTAAATGTCTCTTCCATTGACATCCTAAATTCTTTTGCTTTGGTTACCATATTAGCTAACCCTTGTATTCCATCCTTAAAACCATATTCATTTAATTTACCAATGTCTTTTTGCATATCTTTTAACATTGATTTAGAATCTAATCCAAGTTTCATCATTCTTTGACCTGAAATTTGAATTTGTTTTGCGGTGTCACTTGCACCATAACCAATATTTTCAAAAGCAGGTAACATATCTGTTAAATCGGATAATGTCCCAACATATGCTTTAGCTGATTGACCAACTTTATCCCATGTTTCAGCATTAATAAGATTAAATTTACTGGTTGTTGCTGTTAATTTTAAAGATGCTGTAACAATTTCTTGAAATCCTATCTTATATTTCATTAGAGGAACGCTACTATTGGTTAATTCTTCTCTAACACCCTCGGATAGTTTTCCTGTTAAACTAGTTCCTTCATTGACTTGATGTAATAAATTTGTTTGTTCAGTTAAATAATCTAAAAATCTTTGATATGTACCTTCCATTAGATTTTTTCCAATTTCTTTTACATCATTAAGTTTACCTTCTGAATTTATTAAAGAAGTAAGAGCTGCATTAGCTTCAATATATGAATCTTTAATACCCGAATATGGGTCACTTATTTCTTGAGTTTTTGCAATATCCGCAGCAACACCGACCAGTTTACCCATAAAACTACTCCCTTTATTTCCATCATCACCTCTAGGGTTAGTTGTATTTGAGGTTCTACCGCCATTATAATTTCTATGTAAGTCTGTTAATGATTGCCTATTCCATGTTCTACCATTTGAATCGGTTTCATTTTCAAACTGACTTAAAAATGTTTGTAAAGTCATAAGTGGTGTACTACTTAACTGTTGACTGGGTGTTGTACTTAATTTAGCCATACATATAAATAGATTACTGTTGGTTTTCCAATTCTATTATATAATCAATATAATATCTTCTTATATAAATTGGCATAGAATTTATGTCCCCATAAGAGAATCCTCGTTTAACAAGGAATAAAATTTCCGAAAGTTGGTTTTTCTTATAGTCCGTAGAAAGGGCGAAAAAACTCAACCCCAAACCCAATATAAAATTGGATATCTTCTCCTGATGGGGTTTTTGTTGTTTGTTTAAGGTCTACGCCTGGTCTTTGTTCTGAAACATATTTTCTAAAGTCTTGTCCGTCTTTAATTGGTAATTTTTCAATGAAGTTTCTAATATTCATTTGGTCTTTATTACCCTCAACAGATTTAATCATCATTTCTAATTGTTTTGTAATAATAGGTGCGTATCCAGCACCATTCCAACTTTTTTGAATTTCAGATATTTCATTTTCTTGTTTTTGAGTTAAAAATTTAAAAGTTATACCAATTTTAGATTTTTCCATAAAATATGGATATTCACCGTTACTATCAGGAACTAAATCAAATGATTTAAATGTTAAACTACTTAAATCAACTGTAGCCTTAAAATCAATTTCAGTTTTTGGGTCCGTTAAGGTAACACTATATTCTGAACCAAATGCGGTATTTCTAAGAAAAATTAAAACAGTTTGTTTATCTTCCTCAACCATATCTTCAATTGGGAAATCTCTGTCTAAAATTTTTCTTTTTAATAGTTCAGTAACAATTGAATTTGTTTGAATTAAAT